TTCGACGTTAAGCAGTATAGAAAGTTATTCATTGTCCGGAAAAGATTTTCTAGAAGAGAAAAATTCAGAGAATCGAAAAGTCAAAAAGTAAAAGCGTAAAAGCATAAAGAAAAATTTATAAAGGGGAAAAGGGATAATATATAATTGGGGGAAAATATGATAACTCAAAGTAAAAAAATAAGTAAAAATGAACTTGAGGCAATTAGAGGACTAGTTATGTTATTTCAACGTATATATGAACCGAAATATGACCACGTTTTATACGAATTCAAGATACTTAAAATGCCGATATTTGGTGAAGTTGAAGGTGAAGAAAAGAAAATTGGTGAAGAAATTGTTTACGGTGTTATTCATTACCACGAATTCGGAAACGCATTGTATTTTGAAATTCATCATGAAAGTCATTTCCATTAATTAAGTTTTTTTATTTTTTCTTATTTTTTCTATTCTTCATTTTTGTTTTCTAATTTAGCCAAAATTATTTGTAATTTTTTTCAATTTCCAAATCTAAATTCGAAATTCATAGAAATTCAAAGTCATGATGATCAATGTTAAAATTTTTGAAAGATAAAAGAAGTTTTAAATTTGTCATAATAAATAAAATATTTTTAAGTGAAAAGAAAATGGTCGAGAATAAGAATGATATGAAAAAAATAAATGAGATAATTAATGATTTAGAATTTTTGAAAGAGCAAATTAATAAGTTAGAGCTAAAAATAAAAAGAATAAATTATGATATTGACATAGAAAATGTTTTTAACAAATTGAGAAATCTCACAAATGAGAGTCAAATTAATTCAGTAATTTTAGTTAGAAATAATGAGGTAAAATATATAGCTAAAGATGTGGAAAGCAATGGATATAAAACCCTTCTTATTCTAGAAGACAAAGCTTATGTTGTTGATGATTTTGATGTTCTAAAAGATAAAATCGTGTTAAGATATTTTTACGAATATAATATTCCAGACAATATTTTAAAAGATCTAGAAATGATACCGGAATCGAATATAGATTATGTTGAGCCAAAATTCTTTAAATTATATCACATTCTGAAAAAACATTATCATTTAAATTTAATTAAATCATAATGACGTAAGATACAAACGTAAAAGCATAAAGAAAACTTTAAATATAAAAAATTACATAATGTATATTGGGGGAAAAAATATGGCAAAAGTAAAAGTTGGGAAAAAAGAAAAAGTAATAATTGAATTTTTAGCCAAGAATGGCGGAAGTGCATGGAAGTCCGACATATTATATCGGTTCAGCAGAAGCATCAAGTATGACGCAGTATTAAATGCAAGATTACAAAGAATGGCTCAAAAGGGATTGATCGAGATTCATGCTGAAATTAATCCGGCAAGCGGACGTAACAAACAACGCGTTTATTTAAAGCAATAATTTTTTTCTTTCTTTTCCTCATTTTTTTAGCTTTCTAATTTTAGTTTTTAATTTTCTAACTTTATTTTCCCTATCTTCTATTTTTATCAATAATTTTTCTCAGTTTTGAAATAATAATTTTGTTAGTTTATGAATTTTTTAACTCGAGAGATAAAGATATCTTTAATTTTGTCATAAAATAAATTTCAATTTTGAGGGAAATAAAAATGGGTCAAAATGTAGTAATTGAGAAATATAATTACGGATTTAGAATTAATTTATCTGAAAAAGAAAGCTATTTTTTAAAAGATCATGAAGTAAAATATTGTGTAATTGATATAGAAGATAATAGAGAAATTAAAGATATTAGTTTTAGCAATTATGAAGATTTTGGTGTCAAAAATTTAGATGAATTATTTTGTCTATTAACGAAAAATCCAAAAGAAATTCTAGAAATGATAACGGGAGATAATATAAAAATTGACAAAGTTATAATAGAATATTATGAAAGTTAATTCTTTTTTTATTTTTCTAATTCAAGAGTTTTCGAATGTTTTATATTTGTCATAAAAGAAAAATTAGATTTGAGGGAGAAAAGAAAATGAGTCAAATTCAAAGTCAACAAAAACAAAGAAAAATGGTAATAGGAAGAAGAGAAAAAGAAATAATAGAATTTTTGAAACAATATCCGCAAGGTATATGGAAAGAACAAATATTAAATAGTTTTGCTGTATCTTCAAAATATCGCAATATCATGGTTAGACGTCTTTATAAAATGCAAGAAAAAGGATTGATAGAAATTCGTTTAGAACAAAATCCAACATCTGGAAGACTTAAACAAAAAGTCTATTTAAAACAATAATTTTTTTCTTTTTAAATTTTTGTTTTTATAGGAAAGTTTATAAATTATTAATTATTTTTTAAAAAATGGGAGTGTCCGGGGCTACGGGCACAATGACCATAATTAATTAACAATAATTCTAATTTGTCATATTTTGTATATTGCATTTTTGATTTATGAGCAAAAAAAGTAAAAAACTTTATTAAATTCTTTTTAACTTATTTTTCTTCTTTCCACAGAATTTCTAATCCTTCAATTCTATTCCATGTTATTCTTGCTTTCTTCAATGTTATCTTGTCATGAGTATGTAAATCTCCAGCAGTAATTTCTATATCTAAGCTTGATTTAAGGATATGTAAAAATTTATAATCGGGATTGTTTATCAGAAAATTCATTTCTACAAGATTTTCGAAATCTGTAAAGGATACATTAACTAATGTTAAATTTGTAATATGTATATCATATAGATTATTATCATATTTGTCATATCTAAATTCTAAATTATTTCTCCTTAAAAAGTCTAAAAGGTCTTTTCCTTCTTTTATCTTCAAATTTCTTCACCTTTTTTGGCATTTTGTATACACTTATAAATGCCTTCTTTTGGAACTCCTTCTATACATCTTTGAGATATAAATTCTGTTTTTTCATTTAATAAATCAAGAATTATTGGATTTTCTCGAATAAAATTTTCATGAATTATGCAATTTGGGCCGACATATTTGAAAAGTTTTGGATGAATTTTTTTAACTAATTCTAACATTTTCCAAGCTAAAGTCCTTAATTCCCATTGAGTTCTTGAACAAAGTCTTAAAGCAAAAAAGTTATAGAGTTCTCTAGCATTCATAGTAACTACTATATTTGTATTTACGCCGTTAGGTAAGACATATCTGGCATCTTCTCCCGGAACTCCAGATTCCAAAAGTTTGAAATAATAATTGTAAGCGTCTTCATAAGCTTTGTCAATAATTTCTTTAGCCCTCCTTTCTGCTGAAGGCGGTATAATTGGCTGATAATATTCATCTATAGGCTTAGCAAAACGATAACTTAATTGAGTATAAGACGCGATTCTATGCCTAACTAATTGATGTGATGTGACTCTGGAAATTCCTTCAATTGAAAAAGTGTAAACTGAATGTTCTAACACAGACCAATATCCGTGAATTATAGCATCTTTAATCCAAATTTCTATCTCTTCATCTGTCATTGTTTGCCAATGATAATCCCAACCCTTTCTAGACCTACTCATTTTTGATGCTATAGCTACAATTTTCTCACCGTCTTTTGTATAAGATATAAGTTCAACTTTCATTTTTATCACAAATTGTTAAAATAATTTATCGCCTTTCTCAACTTTAATTTCTTGAACTTTCTCTTTCTCAAGTTCTAGTTCAAAAAATCTCTGTAATGCTGTCCTTACAACTTCACTTTTTGACATTTTATGTTTTATAGCATAAGTTTCTAACATCATTAGGAGGTCATCATCAATTTTAAAGCTGAATTGTTTTGTCATCATTTAGATCACCTTTTCAAATTCTTTAACAACAATCATTTTTCCAATTTTTACAGTTACCATAAATTTCTTTTCTTTTTCCATTTTACGAATTCTAAGTTCAAAATAGAAAATTTTATTTCTTATTTGCAAATATCCGTAAATTCCTAATGTACCTCTTCCAAAGAAAAGGATTTGTGGTTTTTCAGAAAAAATAACTGTTTTGTTTAAAATGTTTTGTATTTCTTTTTCTCCAAGTTTTTCATATATATTTTCTTTTTCTTGAATTGAACTTACGACCATTTTAGGTCATATAAATATTGTAATATGACAAATAAAAAGACTTTTAATTTTATGTTTTATCAATTCATCAATCCATATTTGAAATATTTTGAATATTATTTTTTCTCATTTGTTTGAAAATATTCAAAAAGTGAGCCAAAACATCTAGATTTAAATTCGCAATTTTTACATAAATAATTATTAGCTCCGGGAATATTTTTATAGTCTGTCAATTTCAGATATTCCTTAAATTTCTTAATCCAATCTATGGCTTTTTGTAAATATTGATCTATTATATTTTTGTTAATTTGGAATTGTTTAACTTCCTTACTTATTCTATTTAAATAAATAATATATACATTATCAATTTTGAAATTCTGTTGTTTCAACAAATGATAATATATAGCAATTTGATAAAGATGATATTCTCTAATTTGTAAATAATTAGTTGAGATAGTTTTAATTTCTAGTAAATCGTTACCACAAATCAAGTCCGTTCTGCCGGAAATTTTTAGACCTTCAATTTCGCCTTTTATCTCAACTTCAGCTTGACAATTTAATTTTTCTACAAAATAGTTCTCTATTCTTTCATGATGAAGTTCTCCAAGGTCAAGTACAAGTTCATTTATTCCTTTCTCAAATTCAAATTTCCTAGCAAAGTAAGATTTTCTAAAACAAACCCCAACTTCTGATGGAAATATTGTATCTTCCGGATATTTAACTTTGAAACTTTGTCTAACAAATTCCTCATAATTCATCTTTAATCACCAAGGTTTGAGAACCTCATAAAGTTGTAAATTTGATTACAAATTTCTTCATTTTGTCTTTGACCGATTTGCAAATCAATATCCAGAGCTTGTAAAATTATTTGTATATCAATAGCTTGTTCTTGTCTTCTGGACTCTAGATTGTCACAAATTACATAATTGTTAGTATTGTTTATCTTTTGTTGAATTAAATCAATTAGAGCTTTTAAAATTGAAGGATATAGAACTCTAGCGTTAATAATTTTATCATAAGTTTTCTTAATTGCTAATTGTATAATATGAATTCTATCCAAAATTGCTGAAGTAAAAATTTGATAGTTTACTAAATAATCTTCTACATCTGGATTTCTCAGTCTATTGATGGTCATTGAGTAAGGATTTCCGGCATAAATTATTGGAATACATTTTTGGATGGTTGAGGATTTACTTTCAGTTCCGGCACCCCTAGTCCACACACAATTTTCCAGACCGGTTGATAAAGTAGCATTAATTGCACCGAGTTCTTTTGAAGAAAATCCATCTTTCCAATTCTGAATTTCATCAAAAATTAAGCCGTTACTTAAAAACACGGCACCATACATATTGTTTCTTGCATCATAGACTAGATTAGCATAAGTTGGGGCTTCAGTATAATATCTGAAATTAAATACTTCTTGTAAAATCATAAAAGTTGTAGTTTTCCCAGTTCCACGATTTGAAATTTCAATATAATTAATTTGGCGTTTAGTAATTGGCGATTTAAAGAGTGGGAATAATCTGGGCAGAAATAAAAAAATGTCATTTAATTCCATTCTTGATGGGTCATAACCAAAACTTTGTAATAATAGAGCATAAATTTGATGCTCAGAATTTGCTAAATCAAATAATTCTTTTGCAATTTCGTAATTATTCGGTGGCTCAATTGAATAAATATCATGGATATACCAGTCATTTGCATCTTTACGAATTTTAACAAACATATAAGAAGTTATTAAATTATAGAAATCTTCAGGATTATCAGCTATTTGATGTGGGTCAAAACTTCCAATAAAGCCATTCTGAAATCTAGCAATTACCATGTCATTTTTAACTTTAAAATTAGTAATTTTTGAGATAAATTTTACTTCATTATTAAAGAGTAAATAGCTTTGAAAATATTGTTGATCTATGCCTTTTTTATAAGCCTTCAGAATCTCAATTTTCTTTCTTTCTTCAATTTGTTTTTCTCCAATGATAATGTTGAGAATTCTCTCATTATCTCTCGGATTATAAAAAAAAGTGTGAGATTTGACTTTTTCCAAGGATTGAAAGTTACTGCTCATAAAAAAAATGAATTTTTATGACATTTTAAAATTCATCTTCAACATTCTTCTTTTGTTGTTTTTTCTGTGCTTTTTCCTCTTTTTGACTTGATTTTTGTTCTTGACCTTCACTTTCTAATTCTAATTCTTCTTCTTGAACTCTGTTGCCGTTTCTTGGTGTAAATTTTACATATTCGTCTAACAAATCTTTATATTTTGTTAAGAATTCTGAAATTAATCTTAAATCTTCAGCATCATTAGCAGTTATACCAATTTGTTTTCTAAAATTATTCTGGCTATGAATTGTCATTGAATATCTTACCTTTCCATTCTCTGGTATTGCATTAAGTTGTACAACTAACCTTTTTAGACCTTTTATCTTTAAAATTCTTGAAGCTGGTTTGTTGTTTTGTTTTGTTTGTTGTCCTAACTCATCTATTATTTCCTTCAAACTTGCCATTTTTCATCGCCAATTAATAATATATATTATGACAAATTTAAATATTCATAAATATATAATTTAGGACATTTTTTCTTAGATATGAAATAAATGTAAAATGCAATATTCATTATATTCTGAATATGAGATTGAGAAATTGAGAAATAGAAGAAAAAAATATTTAAATTAATTCAAAGAATAGAGATCTAATTATTTTTACTGGTTTTATATTGTATTTTTCTGACAATTTCAACAGTTTGTCATAATATAGATCATCTATAGTAAAAAATACCCTTTCATCATAATTGTCTCGGCTTTCTATTATTTTAAGTTCTTTTTCACCATTTAGAATTTTGTCAATTTCTTGTTTAATTTGTTCTCTTTTTTCATAAAAAACAGATTTGTATCTTGAAGGTATTCTTAATTCTATATATCTATTCCTTTGCCTTTTCATAATTTTATATTCTTTCGATCATGATATAAATGTGACATTAACATTTAAATGTCAGGTTTTTAATCTGATGTATGGACTGTGAAAAAATTTTTAGTTATCACTTTCTTTATGCTTACACTTATTTTGTGACTATTGCCACAAATTATAGATATAATTCCACGATTCCAATCTATAAAAAATTTCGGCAATATATTTATAATCATGATTCATCAGCCCATGTTTTTTCGATAAAGGAATATACAACAAAACTTCACGGTTTACATTATCATGTACTTGTTTTTACGAATAAACGTCTTGATTATTCCAGAATTCATAAACATATGCCTCCACATTCAGATATAAATATTCAATTAATTCCGAAAACAAAAAAAGATATAAAAAAAGTTTTAACTTATATGTTAAAAAATCAAGTCATTTAGTTTATTTAGATGTTTGATTCTGAGAATTCTGATTTTGTTCAGCTTTTTTCTGTGCTAAATTGTTTACATCTCTAAGTGTATCCATATTAAGAAGTGCATTAATTCCAAGAGTTGTAGTATCTTTAATACTCTCAACTGCTGAAATTGTAGATTTTGTCATTTGATCAATCACTGTTTGAAATGTTTCATTTACTTGTTTTTGGTTGTATAAATGTACTATTTCTCCAATTACATAACTAGCTATTAGAACTCCTACTAACGCTAAAAATCCTTCTAATGCATCTGTAGTTACGGACATCTCAATTTTGTTATTTACAAATTACTTAATAATAAAGTTTGTGTAAAAAATCGAAATATATAAATATGTCATAATATTCATTTAAAAATTGATAGAAAATGATGGAAAAGGGAAAACCAGAAACAAAACCAGAAAGAGTAGTGTTTGGCATAAACATGGACAAAAATTTGAAGATAAAATTAAAGAAATATTGTGTAGAGAATGACATAACACTTACTGAAGCTATAGAAACTGCAATTAAAGAATATCTAGAAAAGAGGGGGGTTAAATGAAAGTCGTGACAATTAAAATTGAGAAAGATTTGTTAAAAGAAGTTGATAAATATGCTGAAGAACATGGACTTTTTAGATCAGAAGTTATAAGAATTGCAATTGAAGAATTTCTACGGACAAATGTAAGGATGACAAAAGCTATGTATAATAGTTAAAAAATAAGAATTTTTTAAGTTAATTCATCTTTTTTTCTTAAGTTTATATTCTCAATTGTTTTTTATTCTTTATCTTTTGAGTTAATATTTGTTGAATTATCTACAAATATTTCTATAAATGTATCATCTACAAGTTTATACCATTTCCCGTTACATTTAATAAAACAGCCTTCAATAGTACAATATATATTATTTTCATTACAATTCTCTAAATTTTTTGGATTTAAAATATTTTGCTCTTTCATATCAATTATTTTTTGTTTTATGACATATATATTTTTATTTATCTCTTCTTTTTTAATTTCTCAATTTCTTGTTTAAGTTCATCAATTTCATCATAAACATTTACAAAAATATCAAAAATTTCTACATACATAAATGCGAAAATTCCAGATGCAAAAATTACTGATATTATAATTTCTAACGTATTTTTTGTTAAAATCCCGAATGCTAAAATTCCTAATGCTAAAGATATAAAAGCTAGAAAAATTAGGAAAACTATTATTAAACGACATGTTTTATCCATATTTTCTCATTTTTATTTTTTGTTTTATGACATATATATTTCTTCATTTTTTTGTCCACAAAAAACATTAATCTCAAACATGTTATGGTTATATCGCCAATTTACTTTTATTAATTCTGGACGTCTAAAAGTTTTAATTATATAATTTATAATTCCTAATCCTCTTTTTTCATAAAATTTTATAGTTATATTCATCTTAATTTTCATAGATATAATTTCATCATCTTCTAAAACTATAAAATCGTATACGTTATCAGAATAACGACTTTTTAACCATTTAAAAATCTGAATTGTATATTTTCTACATTCATAAACCGCTAATTCACTCATATTTTAAAATTTATGATGTGACAATTTAAAAATTTTGTATTACTTTAGATATAATGTATTATATATCATGTAATTCTCAGAATTATCCCGATTTTTCAATTTATATTATAATCAGTTCATATACAAAATATTATGTATATAGCTTCAAGTTTAATTTTTTCATCAATTTCAACAAATAATATACCTCATATTTTTAATTCGGTGTGATAATTTATATTTTAGAAAAATTAATTGTTAATTGACCAAATATGGCAAAGGGTCATGCACCAAGAAGCTATTCACAAAGGTATGCTAAGTGGCAAGCTAAATTTACCGCGTTCAGCAATCCTACTGTAGCTAGTACAATTTTAACTAATGTAGCTCCAACAGCACAGCAAAATTACCAGACAAATTCACCTAAATTTGTAGCAGTAAATGAGCAAGTTAGTGCGGTCTTAACTCAATACGGAATAACCGGGCCACAAAGAGCTATTTATCAAGGTTATGGTCTAAAAATTGCTAGGGCTTTGAATAGAATGGGTTCCGGCCCAGCTTTAGTAAATTTGATAAATGGTCTCAAAGCATATTATATAAATGCTTTCGGTGCAAACCCACAAGTGCTTGACGCTGTAACTAACATAATCACAGGTTCACCGACTGGATATGTAAGCTAAATATATATATATTTCCTTTTAAGCTATTTTATTTTTTTATTTTTTTCTAATTCTTAATTTAAAATTAATCATCTTCTTCAATTTTCAATTCGGCATATTCATAAGTTTTTGTTGAAATTCTCTTTACATCATGCATCTTGACACCTTTGTGGTTCCGTCTAACATGTCTAGACATACTTTGCCGACTTTTGCTAATTTTTCCGCAAACCGGGCATTCATACAAAAAGGTGCCCATGGAATTTATAAGTGTCATGACAATTAAAAAATTCACATGAAAACTACAATTCTAACTATGAATTATTCATCTATAAGAAATGTTGCGGAAGATATAGCACAAGTTTTAAGAAAAAATGGCGAAATTGTAACAATTTCAACAAATCCATATTTAATTCCAAAATCTGAAAAATTAATTGTTTTTGTCCCGTTCCATCCGCCGTCTTTAAATCCATATCTCTTTGCTTTTCATGAATTTCACGGAATTAAGTATTTCTATACAACTTGTGACGGAATTCCAAACTTAAATATCGTAAATCAATATCTATTAAAAGACATAAAATTTATTCCAAATTCAAAGTTTACAGCTGAAAATTTGCAAGAAATTGGATTAGAAGTTGATCTCCCGGTCTTCCATGGTATTAATTTTGAAATTGTAGAAAAAGCTGAACAATTATCTGTCCAGCTTAAGCAAAAATTAGAAAGAGATTTTCCGAATACTGTAAAATTCGGTATAGTTTCTGGTCTGACTAAGAGAAAAAATATGGATTTAATGCTGAAAGTTTTCCAAGAAATAAATACTAAAATTCCGGAATTAGCAAAAAAAGTCCACTTCTTTATAATTTCTCACAAACAATTTAAAGAATTTACAGTTCCGGAAAATGTACATTTTGTTAGCGAATTTGGGCTAAATCCTAGAGAATATATATTTGCATTTTATAGAGTTATGGACTATGTAATTGTTCCTAGCGGGACTGAAGGATTTGGAATGCCAATTTTGGAAAGTATGGCTATGGGGACTCCAGTTATCCATCAATTAATGCCTCCATTTGATGAATTTACATCATGGCAATGGAATTTATTAATTAAACCTTCAGAAATTGAAGAATATTACGATAAAGAACATGGTCAAAAATGGAGAATTCATAAATTCGATATTCAAGATATGATAAATGCAATATTAATAGCTACAGAATTACAAGATAGAGAAGAAAGAAGTAAGAATTTGAGAGAATTAACTAAGAAATATGATATTAATAATTTGTATGTCAGGTTTTTAGAGTGAGAATTTATGGGCAAAGGTAAAGGAATTCCTAAAAAATTCGTTTGTATAATTTGTAAAATCTCAATTTTGAATGAAAGAAAATTTATGAAACATATCGCTGAACATTTTGATGGCGAAAAATGTCCTCTTTGCGGGATGAAAATTAGAAGAATTTCAGAACATTTAATATACTATCATATCAGACCAAATAAATCTCGACTATTACGTAGAGATTTAGCAATTTTAGTTAAGGAGTCTGGAAATTCAGCAATTTTATATGAACCAGAACTTGGTTTGTCAGAAAGTGAGATAAAGTTTATAAAAAGACTAGCTAAAAGGTTTTAATTTCGAGAATTTGAAAATCAAAAGATAAAAAATTATTTAAATTTGTCATAAGGGGTAAATTTAATCATGACAAACAACAAAGGTACTAAAAAGAGGTTCAAATGTCCATTGTGCAGATCTGTAGTTTGGACTGAAAAAGAATATTTAAAGCATTTACTAAGTCATTTTGACGGTGAAAGATGTCCGATTTGCAATATGAAAGCTAAACATAAAGCCTTACATTTGACAGAATATCATGTGCGTCCAAATAAACTGACATTGTTGGAACGAGATCTTGCAATTCTTATTAAAGAATCTAACAATTATGAAATTCTTAAAGACCCCCAATTTTCATTGACAAGACAAGAAATAAAAACTATTAAAAGATTAATTAAAATGTTGTGATGTGACATGGGGAAAACTAGAGGATTTCCGAAAAAATTCTATTGTCCGATTTGTAAAACATTCTTTAAAAATGTCAAAGAATTTAAAAAACATTTATATAAACATTACGATAAAATAAGGTGTCCTTTATGTCTAATGCCGACCGGGAATTTATCTACACATCTTACACTTTATCATATAAAACCCAACCGTTCAAGACTTCTCCATAGGGATTTAGCAATTCTAGTTAAAGAAGCCGGAACTATGAAAATTTTAAAAGAATTAAATATTAAACTTTCAGATGGAGAAAAAGATTATATTCGAAATTTGTCAAGAATGTTATAGTTCTTTTTTTCAAGATTTCTTATTTTCTGAATTTTGCTTTAATATAATTGATATATCTTTTTCAATTTCTTCAGACATATTTTTAATCATTTCTAGAACTGCTAATATATCATCTTCTGTAAGTTTTTCATCATTATGAATTTCTTCAATTAAACCTAACTGAAGTTGTAATAAAACTTCAATTTTTATTAAATCTGACTTCTTTATCATATTTCCTCTAAGATAAAAAAATATATTATGACAAATATAAAATTTTCAAAATCTTTAACTTAATTTCTTTTTTAATTCTTCTATTTCTTTTTTGAGTTCATTTTGAGAAATCTTTAGTTCCTCAATTTGGATTTTTAAATTTTGTAATTCTGAATTTACGATTTCTTTAACAGCGTCTTTTAGGGCTTGTTTTATTTTAAGATAAAGTTGGACAATTGCTAAAATTGTAGTTGTGGTTGTAGAAAATATAGTTAAGAAAAAAACTATTTCATCTACCATCATGAATACCCCATTCTTCTTCTAGACTATCTAAGTCTAAATCTTCTTTTTCTTTGAACTTTTGTTGTACAGAGTCTACTTGTTTAGCGTAAGGTTGCGGATAAACTACGCGAAAATCTGTGATATCTATTTGGTTAGTCTTTGGGTCTTTTACTATTAAAAACTGAAAATAAAATATAAATCCAGGGACATATAAATCTACAATCATAGGGAAATTTATATTTTTTAAAACGATAATTGAATGTGGTAAATATCGGGATAAACCGTAAATTTGACCTCTGTTTTCTAATTCACGAATTTTATCTATAGCTATTCTAACTGGGCCGAAAATATTTGAAAACGGGTCATTTGATTGCATAATTGTTAATTTCAAAAATCTAAAATAAATAAAGTCAAAATAAATTTCACATATTCAACATATTTTGCATATTTGCATGTTATCAAATACGTAAATCATGATCGAAAAATTTTTAAATCTAAATTTCGAAATATATAATGGGAAAAAATATGGCAAAAAGGTTTAACCAAATTAAATCGCAAAACAAGTTATATTTTTGTAAATTATGTCCTTTTGTAGCTGAATCTTATGAAGAATTAGATTTACATTATAGCCTAGAACATGATTTCGCTGATGATATAAGTTATGAATTAGAAATTATGTTTGAACAAACAAAACAAAAAAAGAAAAAAGCAAAAACATTAAAGGAGAAGGCATTACAACAATTAGAACTTTTGATTAATGGTGATCAATATCATAACGAATATGTGGGCTGGTGCGAAATTCCTTATTATATTACTACCAGAAAAGTAGGAAATATATATAAAATTGATCTTGAACCTGGAATGGAAATTTGTTAAGTTATTATTTTTTTATCTCTAATTTTTTTCATCTTTGTATTAATATTTCGAATTCTTGGAATAAAGAAGACGAAAGATTTTTATATTTCGATTTCTAATATTATATTGGGAAAGGATATGAGTTTAAGTGAAGTCAAACAAAAAATTGTTCAAATAGCTCATGAATTTTCAGCAAAATATGGTGAAGAAGTTTTTCAAATACGTGCTGATGAATTAATTGCTTATATATCTTCACAATTTAACTATGAAGAATGGCTAATTTTTAAGCATAATGAATACGAATTATTGAAACTTTTTGTAGAAATTGTTAAACAAGATTTACAATCTCAAAATAAATAATTCTAAGTTAATTTTCTTTTTTGTTTTTCTTTTATCTTTTTAAGTATATCTTCTTTTAATTTCTCTAAATCTTCTTTATTTTCAATTTCAATATAATAATATTCTCCATCTTTCCCAAATTTCATATTTATCAACTCGTTTATTTAACTAGTTAATATTTCTAAAATTTTCTTTTTGTCAATTTTATAAGGAATGTAAATTTTTCCATCCCATGTATTTGGGTCAAAATTCCATCCCTTTTTCTTTTTAACTATCATGACTATCATTTTTCTATCTATTTGCAATATTATTAAAGTTTTTGTAGTAAAAGATTGGCTTATATTCTTTAACTTTTGCACTTTTTTGAGCTAATTTTATTGAATTTTCAATTTGGGCTTGACCTTGTAATTTCTGACCTAGACCTAATGCAAATTCTAAATCTTGATCTGAAATTCCATAGAATTTCCATTTCGTTTTCCAATAGTTCAAAAATTCATTGTAAGACAATGTCCTTTTTCCAGCTTGATAACTGTAGTTTTGTTGATATGGGTATCTAGCAATTTCTATAATTGCTGAGGCAATCATTTTAGCATACCAAATATTTGAATACTTTTTATTTACGATTTGTTGAACTTGTAAAAATTGTTCATATGAAACTGCATAATTTTCAATTTCTGAGCTATAAGTTATATTTAACCCGCCCGGTGAAGGATCGTGAAGATGTAGTTTAAATAGATTTCCAAAAATGGAAATTACAGTTTTATCAGCTGATAAAATAGCTATTAAATTGTCTAATGTCACATTATTCGGGTTGAATTCCGGAATTAGAATTGTTAAGTCAAGTGGCGTATAATCTAAAATCATACCGAAAACATTTGCAAAGTTTTGCAAAATCATGCCGTTTTGTAATTGGACTTTGTAACTTTGTGAATCTTCAATTTCCGGTGTTAAAACACATCTGTCTAACCACCCCACATCTAAAGCGAAACCGCTATTTATTATATCGTTTAAGTTAGGAACAAATGAAACTATAAATTTAGCTAAATCTGGAAGATTATTAAAATCCAAGTTAAGAACATTTAATAAATCTCCAATTCCAGTATTTTGAATATTTGATAACGAATAATTGTCTACATTTGGAATTTGAGTATTTCCGACTCCTAGAGTCGAAATGTCTACAGAAACATTTGCAGATGTTAAACTATCAAAATATTTTTCTAATTTTTTACATGCGTTATTTCTATTAATAATTGTATGTGCTGGCTGGAATACCGAGAGGTCAAAGTAAGTTTCATCAAAAACAGCTGGTTGATATAGAACTTTACAAAGGTCTACATAATAATCGTAAAGTTGTGTAGATTTATTAACAAAATTAATTCCAGAAGTTTGACCAAGTATTGAAATTTGTCCTAATTGTAGAAAACTTTGGATGTTTATATTCGGGTTAAAATTTGAAATTGCTAGATTATTTAAAGCTGAAAGTAAAGCTGAAATAATTGATGCATATAGAATTCCGTAATTTGTATTTATACCTGGAGGGACTTGAATATTCTCTAATGAAGTTGGGAGAACAGATTCAACTCCGGCGTTAAACATTACAGAAAATGCTGGAAAAGTGTTCCTATTTATGACTTTGTTGTAAAGTTTATATTTCATAGACGCGATATTTCTGTAGCCTACTTTTGTTGCCATAACTGATATAATTATTGAATTCTTAAATAAATTTCATTACAAACTTGATTCTAATTTATCATATTTTGTATATTAGCTTTAACTTGTGACATCATTATATTCAATTCGTAAAGTATATATTTGTCATAATTTGACATATTTTCATATGGAATTACAATTTAGAATTGAAGAAGCTGAAAGTAAAGAGTTAATAAAATTTGTTAGAATGTTGATAAATTTCTATCATTCTCAAGGAATACCGATGGGCGGAGGTGCCGGTAAAAATTCGCGATATTTTATGTACATTGCTAACGACGGTGAACAAGATTTTATAGTTGCAGTTGCATGGCTTCACGATAACACACCATTCCGTTATATAGCTCAACAATATAAAATTCCGAATGATAGAAGTTATTTTATTAGAAGAGTTACGAAAACAGCACCTGGAGATTATGCCGTAATGTTTCTAATAGATTTAGCTAAAAAATTGAAAAATGATGGATTTGAAGTATTATGGACACTCGGATTACCAGACCATTCTAACGCTTTATATAAACTTGCCGGGTTCCAAGAAGTCGGGAAAACAAATAGGACTGGTCACCCAGTTTTCGTGAAGTGGTTAAAATGACAACTATTATAATTATAGATAAAGAAATTAAAGATTTAGAATGTATAAAAGAAGGAAATAGAGATTTATATGATGATATTGTAAGCGTTATGTCAGATTACGAAATTGTTAATGAATTAGCTGTAAATGTTGGCGATAAGACATGGCAAGAAATAAAAGATGATTACATAAAAAGGTTGACATTAAATGAAGATGAATTCAAACGTTATATAGAAAACGCAAATTATATAATCGTTTACAAAAATGGAAAATATAAATTATGTTTGAAAAAATAGAAAATTATGACTTATATTTTGCTAATTTTTTGCCGTTATAAATTCCCATCAAAGTCGTTAAAAATAACACCATCAAGTCATCATCTTCTATAATATTTCCAAATAGATAGCTAAAATATACAATTAGTGAAAGTATATCTATTTTTTTATTTGGATAATTAGTTATAATATCTGTAACTGCATATTCTAAATAGCTAACATCTTGTTTTATTCTTTCTATTTGTTCATTGTTTAAATTTAGACGTTCTTTATAAACTTTTATCACGAATTCCAAACCTTTATCCATTTCACACCAAAATAAAATTTTTTTTATGACATATTTAAAGATATATATGTCATAATTTCTAAATTCTAATTGATGAATTTTAGATTATCCGGTAAATATTATGAATATAAGACCGTAGAACTTTTAGAAAAGCATGGATATAAAGCTGTAAGGATTCCGGTCTCTGGAACTGGAAAACAATCAATTCCGGACATTCTTGCCACAAAAGACGGCATAATTTATCCGATTGAAGTTAAATCAACATCTCAAGATTCCGTAATTGTCAGGAATTTCCAAATTGAAAAATTATTTAAATTTTGTGAGATGTTCAATTTCTGTAACTGTCAACCTTTAGTTATTGTTCATTATAAAAAATATAAAAATGTCATAATTTATAAATTGTCTCAAGATGTCAGAACAAAAAAGAAAATCCAATTTGTCTACAGAAATAACGGCTAAATTATATTTAGCTCTAGACGATCTAACTTTAGCTTTAGCAACTTGTGATAATGAGAATGTTAGAAAATCTGAAGTTTTCCAAAAAGCTCTTGAAGTTGCGAAAGTTTTAAAAGAAATGAGAAAATTACAAGTAAAAATTGAGGAAGAGAAAAATGAATGAAGATAAAGAAGGATTAAAAGCATATTTAAACTATATAAAACTAACATTTGACCTTAGTAATAAAAAGATGCAAAGAATAGAAAAAGAAGTTAAATATTTATATTATGAAGTGTATAAAGTATTAGAGAAATATCCAGATGGAAAAATAGAACCGCTTTCTTTTATTGTCTATGTAGCTTACGTTTTAGGAGCGATTATTGATGATAATGAGACTCTAGAAAAATTCATAGAAGTTCTAAAAGATTTATATAATATGAAAAAAACATAATCTTAAATAATAAATATAAAATTCAAATTTGTCAAAACAAAAATAAGTTAAAACTTTTTTTATCTAAATTTATGTAAATTTAAAATTCGAAACTTGATAATTTCAAATTACAAATTAAAAACAAAATGTGAACTTAAAAGACATATTCATATTATTAATCATATGAGTAATTAACAAATTCTATTTGTCTCAAATTTTCGAAATCTAAAGTTTGAAATAAGATTAAATTCGAAATTTTCTTTATCTGAAGATAAATTTTCAGACATTGAATCAATTTGGAAAAATTTCAGATAAAGGAGATAACACATTTGGGCTATCTCTTTTGTTGCTAAACTTTTTTCTTTAAAAACGTTTTTACATCAATATTTCGCGTAATTTGACGTTTACAAAATCAAAATTTACGAGAAATAAGAGTTTAAAAATATTTTGCTAAAAGTTTAAAAGTTGATTTATATACTCATCATTACAATTTGTTTCAACATTTGTGAGATAAAATGACTCATGTAGAATTGAAAGAAAGGCAAACTTTGAATTTTTTAAATTCAGAATAAAGTTTCAGATAATGATTTTTTCAAAATATGAATTCGAAATTCAAATAAATAACTTCAAAAGAATTTTTATTTTTTCATTTTTTGTTTTTTCATATTGTCAAAATTTAAAATTTGACAAGATGTATATATTAACAATATGAGTTTCTTTAATCCATTAGGGGCTTTAGAAAGCGTAGGGACATTTTTTTCAGATGAACTCAGTGCTCTGGAAAATTTTGTAAATTGGATAAGTTCAGATTTTATTAACTTTTTTAATACTGTATCTAAAGATATTCAAAATTTTGTAAGTTTCATAGGTCAAGCAATTTCTGATATTCCGACATTTATACAAAAAATTGGAAATTATTTCTTACAAGTTTTACAAAATTTTGTACAAACTGCAAGTTCTGCAATTTCCGGATTTATATCATGGTTTGCACAACAAGTCCAAAATTTCTTTCAAGATTTAGCAAATGTAGCGTCCGGATTTCTAAATGCAGTTTACGGTTTCTTTACAGATATAGCTAACGTTTTTGCCACAATTCTTAGCTCAATTGTTAACGATTTCTTAAGCGGGTTCGGTCAAAGTCTTAGTCATGTAGGTTCTGCAATTTCTCAAATTTCTCAATTTTTAACACCATTTATCGCACCAATTACAATTGGCAAATTTCTTCCAGCTATAATTGATAAATTAGCTGAAATTTTGCCGGAAGTCGAAATAGACCTTTCTCCAGTCGGTCTCGGTGGGAAAGTACCGATTAAATTTGGAGAAATTATTAAAGCTTTCGCTGAAACTGCTGTAGACTTTTTTAATGAAGTAAGGGTTGAAGCCCAAAACACTTTGAAAGAATTTATTAAAGAACCATTTATTTCAGATTTCAAGATTTCAGCTAGAGAATTATTTAATCAAATTGGTCTTGGAGACCTCCCGTTTGCAGACCCGCCATTTCAGCTAATTGCAAAATGGGTATCTGTAAGATCATTTGACGAAATTAAAGACCATTTAAAGGAAACAATTCTACTTACCGGATATCCGGAATGGTTTACAGATGCTTATTTATCTCCTCCAACTGATGATTTTGTACCCGGAAATCCGCTTTTCAAATCTGTATCAATTCGTGATGTAATTCTAGCTTCTCAATACGGAATTTTAGATATTTCTGCTGTTTCTCAATATGCATATAATAATTTAATAACTCCAAAAACTTCTAAATTAATGTATCAAAATGAGACCGCAAGACTTCTACAAAAAGCTGTAGAACAAGGAATTAGACAGTTTGTAATTTCTCCAGAAGACGCTTATTCCGAAATAATACAGAATGTTAATTTATCTGGAAAAGATTTGTATTTAAAATATTTCAAATTAGAATATAATTACGCTGTACAGAGGATTGTTAGACAATTCCTCAGATCACTTTTATCCAGGGCTTTATCAGATTACGGAAGACCGTATGTGGATTTAAAATATCTAGAAACTACAGTTAATACAATATTTAAAGAACTTAATTATCCGAAACAAGTTCAAGATGTTTTTAATGTTATGATCACTCAATCACAACTTGTATATTCCAATCAACTTATCTTGAGTCAACTAGAACAAATTACCAGACTTGGGATTTTTAATGAAAATCAAGTAAACAAAATCTTGAAAGATAACAATTTTAATGAACAAATTGCGTTAGAAATTCTTAACTTTGAACTTCAATATTCACAACTAAGATATCAGATTTCACAAATTGAGGATTTAGTTAAGAAAGGATATCTAACTCCAGATGATGCTGTAAAACAATTACATAGTTTAGGCATGGTTAAAGCTTTTGCTGATATAATTGTAAATTATGCAAATCAAGAAATTGCGATATCTTCAACAATTTCGATTCTGAGAGGATTGTTGAGAAACTTTTTGACAGATTCTCAAACTGTTCAATCCGAATTATATAAATTGAAAATTAATGAGAATTTAATAAACGAGATAATAAAAGAAGAATATAACATAAATATTGCCAAATTACAATTATCATATATAGAAACTTTAGCTAAGAATTTATATTATGACCAAAATCAATTAACTGGGGAATTATCTAAAATTTTGAAAGATAGGACTGCAATAGACCTTTATGCCCAAAAATTCTATTATGAATATGTATTTCCAAAAATAGTTAATTATTACGTAAGTTTAGCAAGACATGGTATAATTGGAAATATTAAAAATTTGCCGAAAGAAGTCGTGGATTATGAAATTAATCCAGAAATCCAAATTTTTCAACTTACAACAGAATTAGAATACATAAAATCATTATTAAAAGATTTACAAATAACTCAAGATAAAGCAGTTCAAGAATTAGAGAAATTAGGGATGCAAAAAGATTTAGCTAATTTATTTGTACAAACTTATACTCCAATACTTTATAGTTTACATACAATTATTGGAAATATTATAGAAGGTCAACTTTATAAAGTCGGGAAGATTCCAATTAATTTAGGAAATGCTGAATCACAATTAAGACAACTAGGAATTCCAAATGATCAAATAAAAGTTTTATTAGACCAATATGCCTCCAGTTTCGGATTAGAAATTTGGAGGAAATTCTTACCTTCACTTTCTCAAATTGAAACTGCAATAAAATATAATTTCCCGATTAATCAATTAGTTGAATATTCATTTATACCTTCTGAATTTCTAAATCTTTATTCCAATTTATACCAATATGAATTAGTGGGACAATATGTACAATCTCTCAAGACTGATTATGTAGAATTGTTAGTTTATGGAGTTCAAAATATACAACTAGAAAGTTTATTAAAACAATATGGAATAAATGATGTATTATTAGGAGTTCTAAAATTATCTGCACAAATTAAGAAAATATTAACGGCTTACCAAGAATTATATTTGACTCCATCTAAAGCACTTTCTGTTGCTGAATATGTATCAAATCCAACTCAACTTCTACAAAAAATATTCTCAGAATTTTCAGTTCCTTCAGATTTACAAAATACTTATCTTGAGTATACAATAAATAGAAGAGTTAGGACTTATGTAAACGAAATAATATCAACAATTAGTTTATTAATCGAGAAAGGCAAAATTGACTTAGGAACTGCTCAATCTTATCTACAACAACTGCAAAAATATGGATTAACAAATGATGAAATCCAGTTAATCTTATTAAATTGGCAGTTACGCTCAAATTTGTCAAGTTCATAAATTATATCTCATGAGTGTAAACCTCTGTAGATATGAGGCAGAAAATATAAGTTATAAAGATTTAGAAAATTTTAAAGAACTAGTTTTTTATGAGATAAAATATGATGGAACACATATATGTCTGAAATACGAGAATGAATTGAAAATACATACTAGAAAAGATATACCGCATGAAAAAACTTTTCAAGAACTTTTCATGAAAGTCCCGGGAATTGAAGAAGTTATAAACTATATAAAGAAGAATCCACAATTTATAATTCATGGGGAACTTGTACATAAAAAGACATCAGCATTACAGATTCATCAAAATGAAATTCCACAATTTATCATATATGATGTCTTTGACAAAGAAAATAATAGATATCTAAATCCGTTTGAAATCGATGATGAAATTTCCAAATGGTATCCGGAAATTTGTTTACATGCTGAAGACTTACTTGACATTATAACTAAGGAAAGACTTGAGGGATTAGTAGCTAAAATTTATAATCCGAAATTCACGATTTGTGAAGAAGGTAGAAATTTCAATTTATGTCTTTACAAATATAAGCCATATTATTCTGTACTTGGCGTAATATTTAAGCCGGTCAAAGGACAAATTGATGTTAGAAAATTAGCGTTTCTTCTTGGAGAAATTGATAACGATTTGAAAAACGGAAAAGATGATTGGTATAAAAATCATCCAGGACTTTATGACTTCTTTATTGAGAATAAAAACAAGATAATTCAAATTTTGCAAAATGAGAATTACATATTACAAATTGAGAAACAAACACATTTAGATATAAGAAAAATTATAGAATATATTGTAAATTTCAAATAATGACAACATGCAATATTCATTATATGACAAATAAGAATTGTGTTTTTATTTTTGTCATTTCTCAGTTTTTATTTAATGAGTTTACCTTACAAAGTACAATATAAGCTTCCTCTAGAATATCTCACTTTGCAAGACTGGAATAACTTTGTGCAAAATTTACTCTTTTTGAATCAATATGGTTCAGCAAAACTTCTTCAATATTACAAAAATGGAAACTTCCAAAATCTTAATGATGTAATTGCTGAATATTTATATGTTTCGGCTTTAAAAGTCATGGGATATAATGTTTTGCATAATCTATCAAAACCGTTAGCTTATATTTTTGGTGAAGGAAATCAACAGCCGTTTGAAAGCATGTCTCAAAGACCAACTGTAAGTTTCCCATATTCAATACCATTCGAATTTATACAATTTTATCCATTATCTGAATTGCCTAACTATAAACTTCCAATTTTTCCAGTTGAAAAATTACAAGTTCAATTAGCTCAAGTTAGCAAACAATTACAATTATTAATTCCTAAGATAGTTTCGAAAATTGTAACTCCGA